ATTTAATTGAGGGCTCTGCCCCTGAATAGTTTATAAAAGGTCGACAAGTTACATAGGAAATTATTATTATATGTCAAAACAAATTCGTCCTACACAGGCTTACATCGATGAGTCTCGCGCGAAAGTATTGCTCGAAAAATGGGGTCCAGTATTGGATTACTCTTCGAACAATGTTGCCGCGATTGAAGATGATCACACTCGTTTGAACACCGCCATCCTTTTGGAAAACCAAGAGAAGTGGTGTTTCGAAGCTAGCAACGTCGCTGGTGGAACCCCCGGAGTATTCAGCAATGGCCAAATCAATGCTGGTGCCTTCGGTAATCAGTTCCCTTCCCAGAATGACAGCGCTTATGCTCCTAACGATTCGCGTCTTCCGAAGATTCTAATCCCGATGATCCGCCGTACGTTCCCTGAGTTGATCACTAACGAAATCGTTGGTGTTCAGCCCATGAGCGGTCCTGTAGGTCTCGCTTTTGCTCTACGTTATAAGTACGAAGGTACTGCTCTCGGTGCTACTAATGCAAAAGGTCTTGATGGCTCTCTAGCCTCAGGAGCTCTCGCTGGTGGTCCTCAGAGTCAGTCCGACGGTGCCGAATTAGGTTACCAATACCTCGATTCACGCTTTACTGGTGTTTCTTCTGCTGCCCTCTCGGGTAACAGTTTCTTCTCCGTAAAAGCTCAGGATCAAGGTGTTGCTCAGTTGCTAGCCAACTTTGAGTTAACCTCAAACATTCCCCAGGTCGTAGTTAGCTTCGAAAAGACAGCCGTTGAGGCTGGTACTCGTAGGCTCGCCGCCCGCTGGTCTGTTGAACTCGAGCAGGATCTTAAGAACATGAACGGCATTGATATCGATACCGAACTCACCAACGCTATGTCGTATGAGTTGCAGGCCGAAATCGACCGTGAAATGATCATTCGTATGATCCAGACAGCCCTAAACGCTGGCTTAGGAACAGGCTTCTCAGTCTGGTCCCCTGCCTCCGCAGACGGCCGTTGGCTCGTTGAGCGCAATCGCGACTTCTATCAGAGACTAATTGTTGAAGCTAACAGAATCGCTGTCCGTAACCGCCGTGGTTCGGCAAATTTCATTGTGGCAACACCTCGTGTGTGCGCCATTCTTGAGATGCTGCCCGAATTCCAGTGGGTTCCGGTCCAGGGTAATGTTAACACACAACCCGTTGGCGTCGCCAAGGTAGGTTCACTTGCTGGTCGTTTTAACGTATACCGCGATACACGTACAGAAGCACAGGCTGAAGCTAACGCCGGAGGAAACTTCGGCGGTAACGGTGGGTTCCCCGCCGGTACAACACGCACAACCCGTCTCGAGTACGCTCTCCTTGGTTACAAGGGTCCGGAATTCTACGACACTGGTATCATCTATTGTCCGTATATTCCGGTAATGGTTCAGAGAACTATTGGTCCTAATGATTTTGCTCCTCGTGTTGGTCTATTAACCCGTTATGGCGTTGTAGATAACATCTTCGGTGCAAATCTTTATTACCACGTAATTATCTTGACCGGTCTCGGTGTTGCGTTCCAGCCTGGAACACAATCAGTCTACTTCTAAAAAAGTAGTCGGGATACAAAAAAGAAACCATTTTCACCTAGTCCGTCCTAGGAAATTTAAAAAAGGGCCTCTTGCGGGGCCCTTTTTTTATATATACTGCTAAAAATAATAACTGTATAGAATAAATATTTGTATGGCATTCATACGATTTGACAACACTCTAGCAGACCCAGCATCTACCACACCTGTGACATTGAATCTATCTCTCACCTCAAAAGGGGTAGTTCTTGAAACGCTAGGTACAAATGCAAAATATCTTGTTTTTCAAGATGCAAGCCGTACGTTGACTACATTGCAACAAACATTGTCAACGCCAGATGGCACAAAATTCAGAGCCGATATTGCCTACAAAGATGCACAATTTGGAATCATTAACACCGACAATACTTCTACAATCTTTACATTAGTGACCGGCAGTGGTGCTCCCAATAGAGTTACATATGTAACACAGTCAGTTACTTCCAATAATTACGATTCACAGAGTTTTGTTGATTTTCAGAGGCTCTGGAATCTTAACGGCTAATTATTGCCGTACAGTCTTCGGAAAATACTTAAACTTATCCCACATAGCATGATTCTGTTTTAATAGCTCTTGGCTATTAGCTCTAATAGGATTAATGTCAATACCGCCTCGTCTAACATATAGGCATGATACCATCAGTTCTTCAGGTTTAACTAAATCATATAACCGTTTGTATATAGTCTCACAAATCTCTTCATGAAAATGACATTCATCTCTAAATGAGACAATGTACTGTAATAACGAGGTTTGGTTAAGCTGATAAGGCCCTTTATAATGAATATAAACATCCCCCCAATCCGGTTGAGATGTGACCCTGCAATTACTCTTTAATAGGGCTGAATGAAAGCGTTGTACTTTATTTGANTCACCTTCTGTCCAACCGAGCAAAGAAGGATCTTCCTTATAACCGCGAGATTTAATTGACGTAACGTCTATATTATTTTCCAAAGTCGGATAGTCAGCGGTGGCAAATAAAGGCGGATAATACATCGCATCATCAATAGCTTTTGTAAGCTTAACACAGACTCTAACTTCTGTTTCTAGTAGTTTAGATAAATCATTTTCCATGACTGCTTCAAGCTGCTGTAATACACTAATAATATTGCCTTGATATGTCTCCATATTAAACGAATTCATATAGAGCTTAATAGACTTTGATTCAACGATATATTTGTTAGTGGCCGGATATACAACCTTAGCAATAGCAGCAATAGGCATACCATCTTGTGTTAAGCAAGATACTTCATAAGCATTCCAAATATCATAGCCACAAAACGGAGGATTATCATCAGAAATATCTAAATGCTTTCTATTGTTCTGCCTTGGCTCACGAACCAAAAGAGAAGGATCATATGTGCATTTGTACCCAGTTATTCTACCAAGATGCTTTGATATGTTACTGTTATCTAATTGCGTATTCATTAAGTTTTATTTTAATCGCTTCCATTCGTTCTTCAACTGTTCCTTTTAAAATAGTTACCTTACCTTTTAATCTTTCATCAGATAACCAAAAGTTTTCATACTTATCAATAATTGCATCTCTAAATTCCTTATTAATACTTCTCTCACCATCATCAACTAACGGAACATCATGCGGACTTGGATAAAAGATATGATCATATTTGTTGATATAGTTTACATAGTACATTAATCCTAAGCTATTAGACACAGGAAAATCATTCAGTCTGTCACGAGCAAAATAACTCGTAAATATCATTCCATCCATTATACAACGGTCATGCAATATACCTTGAAATCCAAATCCTTTATAATTATAAAATAAATTCTCAAACTCTTTGTTAAGAATTAAAGTCTGAGTTATATCATTTGCACCTGCCTCGTTAATATCCACCCCATGCTCGCGTTTAATTAGTCTCGTGACTTCATCAATATAGCATAACTTCGAACCATAATACTCTTTACATTTCTTTAAAAGAGTAGTCTTACCCGAACACTGAGGACCTGTAAATGTAAATATCATTTTTTAAGTATTTTAGCTGAATATTCTAACTCAATGCCATATAAAAGTTCTTTTAATGTTTTTACTTCTTCACGAAGAACACGATTTGTTTGTTCAGATGCTTCTAGTTTTTTCTGCAAAGCAGTCTTACTTTCGGTTACTCGTCTATACCAATGCATTAAAGACATCTTTATTTACCCCACTTACCATTATATACTATTTCTGCAATAATGCCATACACTGCAGAATCTCTAAATGCATCCATAACTGGTTCGTTTGCAGAGCTCATTGCTTTTTTCTTTAAAACTAAATTAATTAAGCGCTGAATTTTATCATTAAGACGAACCACAATAGCGGATATTGCAGCAAATTTATCTTCTTGTTTTACTAGATCAGAACCAAGAGAAATATTACCAGGACCGTAATCAAACTGTTTCTTACAAAATGTCTCATATAATTCAGTCTGTATTTTCTGAAACTCTTTACACGTTTCTGGAAAATTTTTTTCTACATATTTAATGGCATCCTCTTTATTCATAATCTCACTCCGTAATTCACTTTATTTAAATTTAACGAACCGAGATTGCAACCACCTGCATAACTAATTGCACTTTGAAGATCTTGCTTTATTTCTTGAAGTTTTTCTTGATACGTAAAAGTATCAGTGTCCATAAGCTTCATTGTACCTTCAATATTTTTCTTTTCAATTTTATTATGTACACTGGCAGATCCAAAATATTGCTTGAACCGTCTCCCGCTTGCATCTTTAACAAGAGGTGCGGGGCTATCTGAGCATGCAGCAAATATAGAACCGCACATCACCATATTAGCGCCTGCAACTAATGCCTTAGCAATATCACCATTACTACGCACACCGCCATCCGCAATGATAGGAATATTTTTATCTTTTGCACACTCCATAATGCAACTAAACATCGGATAAGTAAATCCTGTCTTGTCTTTTGTTGTGCATGCATATCCGCCGCCAATACCAACCTTTACAGCATCAGCTCCAGCATCATGCAAATACTCTACACCTTGAAATGATGCAACATTACCAGCAATAATTTTAGCAGACGGCAATACATGTTTAATATGCTTAATCTGATCTGCTACTTTTAAATGGTGACCATGCGCAACATCTATTGTGATGAAATCGACCTTCATCATGCTTTGCCCAATGGCCGTTAATATATTCTTATCTTTATGCTGTATACCAATGCTTATAGATATGACATTAAATTTACGCGAATTTGCATGCCGTACAAAACTTTGTATATCATTATCAAACCGGTGCATAACATAGAAATAACCGTGTTTATCCAAAAGCTCGCATGTGTTCTCATCAATACAGCACTTCATATTAGCAGGAAGAACTGGTAGCTTAAAATCATATCCGCAGAATAATACGTTTGTATCTATCTCTGCTCTCGACTTTATTGTATTAAAATTAGGCTTGAGAAATACATTCTCGTAATGTAGAGATATATCCATTTTAACGTTCTAAAATTTTATATGCTGTAAAGAAGCTTTTCCAGAGGTCTAAAGCAGTATCACGTAGTGCACCATATACACCGTCAAGAGTCATGCCCTCAATGCTTACTCCCTGACTCATTAATATATCTCCCTCATCTACACCCGGTGTAACTCTATGTATAACACAGCCTGCAAGTTTATAGCCCTCTATAAAGGCTCTTTCTTGGGGGTTATATCCCTTAAGCGCGGGAAACTTATCAATAAGACCAGGATGTAAATTATATATTTCATACTGTTCACAAATTTCTTTTGGAATTATTCTTAGATATCCGTGTAATGTAATTATAGGATTATCATACCTTGATAAAACATTTTTATAGTCTATTAATTCAGGTTTAGGCGGAATATGACACCAGCAATGCGTCATATTAAGTTTTGTTGCTCTAAATGTTGTCAGTTCGATAAGCTTTTTATTTACTCCATCTGTATTATGTTTATTGTGAATTACGCAATCAGGATATATTCCTAACGCATTACTAAGATCATAAATCTCAGTACCTGTTTGAGAGAAAAATGTTACCCAAGGTCTCATCTACGAACAATCTTCTTAAACATTGTAGTATTATACTTTACAAGTTCAAGCTGACCATCAGTAAAATTATGTGCAATAAGGTCAGCTAATTTTGTTGACGGTTTATTATCTAGTCCATAATCAGCATCGTACTTTAATCCATGTATAGCAGCAACAACGGGATTACTGGTATCGCAACTAACAATATTGTGAATATTTCTATCAACATAAAATCTAAATTCTTTAGCTAAAGAGCAACCAAGAAGATGATGAGGTTTGGTCCAATTCCATACCCCATTACTTATTAAGTCATTTATAAAGCGCTGACGACCGGTGCACCACTTTTCGAGATGTGTCCCGCCTTCTCCAGTAATTTGATAGTAACTAAAATCAAAACTAATTGCAATCATATCCGCATTATCTGACATAAACTTATAGCACTCTTTTAATTCATGCCAAGTCTTGCCCTGTACAGCGCCTATCGCTTTTGTCAAAAAGCTACTCTTAATATCTTTTGTATATACATCAAAGGCTCTAAAGCTTTGTATTGTGCCTTGAGTATCCTCTAATACATCTGGAACAATAAACATATTAGGTTTAATTTCCTTAGCTTTTATCCAAAATTCTCGACTATCAAAAGCTTTGCCTAATTCAAAAATAGAGTTATCAAGCAGCACCTCTCTATCATAAGTAAACCTAGCAGATTTAAAAAAATCGTTATATTGAGGATATTGATC